AATTTCGCGAGGAAAGCCTATCAAACAAGCTCGTAACAGGTCGGCAAAATCCCGTTGGAGTGCTCGGAGTGCTAAACAGACATTACGCTTGGAACCTTCCGGGAGTCAGCAGGGAGCAGGCGAACAAAAACACATTATCCGCCGCAGAATTGCCAAAATTAACAGATTCTTCGGCAAATTGCACAATAGAAAAACAGCCGGATATTGTGGTGAAAGTTAAAGAAACCTAGTAAAATAAATGCTTTGCGGTGTGTTTATGGTATATATTAACATTTCGCAAAACAAGAGTTTCGCGAATAGTTGTAGAAAAACAGATCCCACATGAAAGAACCGGCCGGGGGTCTATATGGGACCTGCCAAACCGCCGACTAAGCTGCTTTTTCTTGCCTAAAAACAAAAAGCCCAATTTAGTATATTAAATATATATACACTTACACCACACAATATGACTAAATATCAAGTATATATATTAAAATATTACACAGATAACAATAAAACTACATGGCAAAGATAGAGATGTACACTCGACAAGCTGTAAGCCTTAACAGTTTCTTTGCCATAAATATAAGGCAAATATCAGAAAGGCAGGTATTACAAGATGAACGAATTACAAGTGTTTAATAATCCGGAGTTTGGAGAAATCAGAACCGTAACAATTAATGGTGAGCCGTGGTTTGTTGGTTCGGACATTGCAAAAGCATTAGGCTATAAAAAACCTACAGATGCAGTTACAAACAACGTTGATAAAGATGATTCCACCAGAGAGGGAGTCATGGATAACTTAGGGAGAATACAACAAATGCTCGTTGTTAACGAAAGCGGTATGTATTCACTCATATTTGGCAGTAAATTAGATTCTGCAAAGAGATTTAAACGATGGGTAACATCCGAGGTTCTACCATCAATCAGAAAAACCGGTACATACTCGATAGAGAATGTAAAACAGGACTCATATACGATTGATGACCCGGTAGAGAGGGCGAAGAGATGGATTGAGGAGCAGGAAGAAAAGAAATTGCTGCAAAACAAAATTTCAGAGTTAGAACCGAAAGCGAAATTGTGTGATGATATCTTGGATGCAAAGCTTCTTGTGAATTTTAGAGATGCAGCAAAGGAAATAGGAATCAGTCAATCACAATTCACAGGCTGGTTAAAAGATAACGGATATGTTTATAGCAATTCAGCCGGAGAACTTAGACCGATGGAGTCATATATGGAGAGTGGATTATTTGAAATGAAACCATATCAAAATCCGTACAACGGATATAAAGGCTCGCGTACATATGTTACCGGTCGAGGTTTAGCGGCATTTAAGACTTTGCTTGATGAAATCGGGTATAACAGATACACCATGAAAAAGCATGGCGGCAGAAACAAAAGATAAAATCATTACATCTAATACACATCTTATAAACATTTAAAAATCTACATTCGATAACCGACTAACATATAGTCGATTTCAAAATTTTTCAAAAATAAAAAAGAGGTCAAATAAATGGATTTTTTTAAAAGATTATTTTGTGAGCACGAATATGAGTATTTAAAAGAGATAAATATATCCAGTTATATAAATACTTACAAAAGAATCTATATATGTCCTAAATGCTTAAAGAAACGAGTTATAAAGTATTAACAGTGAAGGAGTGATAACATTGACACTTAACGAATACCAAATCGAAGCAATGAGAACAGCATCCGGTGTAACCAACGCAAGCAACGAGAATTTGATTTTAAATGGTGCAATGGGATTATGTGGAGAATCTGGAGAGATTATTGACCTATTGAAAAAGAATATGTTCCAGGGACATGACATTGACAAAGAACATTTAGCAAAAGAATGTGGAGATGTGTTATGGTATCTGGCTGTACTTGCAAAAGGTTTAGGATATGACCTTGACGAAATCGGAGAAATGAATAAGGCGAAGCTGCGCAAGAGATATCCAGATGGATTTGAAGTTGAGAAATCACTACACAGAGCAGAGGGGGATATTTAGATGACAACCAAAGAAAATGATTTAATAAAGCATCCGGCACATTATTGCTATGGCAAATACGAGCCTAAAGATGTTATCAGAGATTGGAAATTGAACTTCAATCTAGGATCAACTGTAAAGTACATAGCAAGAGCAGGACGAAAAGATGATATTATTCAGGACTTGAAGAAAGCAAAGCAATTTCTTGAATTTGAGATTGAAGCACTTGAAGAAGAACGAAAATGAATATGCTATACCCTGTAACTCGAAAGAGGGGCAATGCTGATTGTGGATGTCATGAACGAAGCAAGAAGTAGCACCGTCGATTCGGTGTATATAGCTTTTGCAGAAATGCCATGTGCGTTTGACATACGCTAATCCTTCTACCAACTAGCGGAATGCTGATTAAAGGAACGTCACAAGGTCCGGTTGGTTTTAATCGAGCATTCATCCCACTATGTTCGATTGTCCGGCTACCATTTGAGGACGTTAAATAAAAGAATGGCGTGTATATTTGGTGGTAAAGACGATACGAACCTTAAATAACCACCTTAGCCCGACATGGATTATATGTCGTTCGTTAGTGACGTACAACGCTAACAGGAACCGGTATACTTCCTTGAATGAGAAATCGTATTCCAGTTTCTTTGCCACCCTCGGCAGTAAAGCGAGGGTGTATGCTAGCTGCAAAGATACAAAACTGTCAACTTTCAAAGCCTTGCAAGTGGTAATGCTGGCAGAAAGTAGTTTCAGAAGTTGATGTAAACCCTATGCAGTCCTCATAGACATAAAATGGACTATGGTGTGGTTAGCATATCACTTAATTGCGGAACTGGCGTGAACCGACAGAGCAGATGTAAGACCAGTAAACATAAGAAATGAGATAGTCGCAGCCATAATGTGAAACTCAACCAAGTAACTTTGCGGAGTGCTTGCCGTGACAGGCGGTAAAATTTCAAAGTGGAGGGAAATAACATGAAATCAAATTGGAAAATGCCATTAATTATCGGAGTAGGTGTATTAGCAGTCATTATTCTATGTGTGTTTGGTGTTCAGAGTTCACAGAATAAAGCATTTGCACTGGAAGAACAGGTCAACACTGCAAAATCAGATATAAATGTACAGGAAAAACGAAGAGTTGATTTGGTGTACAACCTGGCAGACTGTGTGAAACAGTATGATAAGCATGAGGCAGAAACATTGACAGCTATTGTGGATGGTCGTGGTTCCACTGGAGACATTGAGAATGTAACAACAGCTATCACTGCAGTATCAGAGGCTTATCCGGAATTGAAATCGAATGAAACCTATAATCAGCTTATGGAAGTTGAAAAGGATGCACAGGAACATATTGCCGAACTTGAATCCGAGTTAGAAGTCAAGGAAAATCTGCTGAAAATAAAGAATGGTTTGTTGGGGAAAAATGATGAATTGCTTACTGAACTGATAGAAGTGGCACAAATGCTTATAAATTCGACATATGAGTATGAATCAAGCACTTTAGAAAAAGCATTGTTTAAATGTGGCGAAACAAGGACAACGGAAAGATATTCCATTGACGATTTAGAGCAGATTGCGGAGCATTTACTTGTGTATTGTAAGCATAACAGGGAGGATGAGAAACAGTGAAAGTAATCATTGGACAATCAGCATACGAAATGACCGCAAAGCAACTGAATGAAGTTTTGAAAGTTGCGAGTAAGCATGTCTCATTCGGTATTTATGCGGTAAAGAAAGGCAGAATATGTGAATTGCATAACGATGAATTCGATAGCAAGGAGGATTTGTTGGCGGAAGTAGAGAAGTATGCGGAGAAAGGGTTTAAGGTTTATTACAATGGGATTTAGGATATATCTGTTTTGTGAATGGGTAAAGAGATTTTGCAGATTTTTGAAAATCGTAAAGTCCTTTTACAAATTCTACAGTGATTATGAGTATGACGGAGAAACATGCAGATTTATCATTGAACAATACACATCGGTTCTTTGCAACAGGACACGTTTAATGAGTAAGCCAACGTATTACGCAGGATATGTTATACAACAGCTTGATGATTGGTATTCAGACCACGCAGAATAACCGAGAATGAGTTTTTATTGATTGAGTGAGGAAATGTATCAAAATGAAAAATAGAACTAAAATAAAGGCAATTAAACTTCCTATATGTGGCGAAAGATTGTTTACAGATTTTGGTGGAATTGGATATTACAAGATTTTGAAAATTTATGAATGGAAAGAATATGTCAAAAGTGCTGTTACACCTAGCGGAAACCATTGGTTTAAATGCTCAATGGCAAAAATTAAAACAGAGAGTGGCATTGTAATGAAAATACCTTTTATTGAATTAGGTTTAAAATCTGTATATGCAGATAGCGGAGAAAGGATAATGAAATGAATAATTGTAACCTAACCACTTGTCGCTACAAAAAAGACGGAAAATGCATCAACTAGGAAAAGCGGAAAGAGTGCGTTGAGGTATCGAGAAAGGTGTTGTGTATAGATGATAATTAGTTATGAATATGGGAAAGATAACCAATTTCTTATTGACAGAGCCAAAACAAGAATAGATGAAATTGAAGCGTCATATAAGGCTGAATGTGCAAAATATCCACAACAGACAGAAGAAATAATGAGAAAATGCAGAGAAGATGAAAGTATAAAATCTGTACAATGGTTTTTGCATGAAATGCTCGTTAAATCTAATCCAAGTCTTATTATTAAAGCAGAAAATGATGAGGAAAAGAAGATTTTAGAGTATTATTACAAAGAACATTGGAATAGATGAAAGGTGTTTTGTTTGGATGAAAACGATTGAAAGAATTACTGATTTTATCAAGTCTATATTCTATTATCCGAAAATGAAAAGATATTTGAAAGAAAGATGCGGTATCATTTATACGCTATCAATGCTCGAATATGCAAAATGGCATTGCAAAACGGGAAAATTAAAATAAATAACATTACCGGCTATCAAACGAAGATGGTCGCTAACCTATCAAAAATTATAGGCAGGGTGCAAGGCACTTCTGCTTAATTGTGGAGGTGCTATTTTTATGTCTGTTGAACTGCAAAGATCAGTTAATGAATATGAAAACTACATATCAGCACACGGAATTTCAGAAGAGGTCATAAATGCGTATGTTCAAGCTGTCCAAGTGGCATTTTTGAGTGAGAAAGATGTTGAGTATGGATTGAAAGTGTCTGGCAGAGCAAAAGAGTTGATTGAACAATTTGTGGCAGATACAACAGGAGCGGATATTTGGAAATTAGAGAAATACGCACAAGATAACAAGCTTGAATATGACATTATAAATAAATATTACGATGTTTTGAAATTCGAAAGCTTTTACAAGCTCGAAAGTTTCATTTTTTACATGGAGAGAAAAAGAGCATTCGGAAAAAGGTTTTATTATCCAAGAAGAAAGACATTAAAAATTGTACTGAAAGATTTGGAAGATTTGGAAAACAGGATTATCAAATTCTACGGACTGTCAATGCCCAGCCGTGTTGGTAAATCGACTATATGTATTTTCTTCCTTGCATGGATAGCATTACGCAGACCGAATAGCCACAGTGCCATGGGCGGTCACTCGGGAATACTTGCAAAGGGGTTCTACAAAGAACTGATGAATTTGTTCACAACGGTTGAATATACCTTTGCTGAATTATTTACGTTTTGGCATCCTGAATATGCAAATAAACCTATTCCGACAGATAAAAGTGCTGATGAGTTTACAATTACTTTAGGTGATCCGGATAGATTTGCAACAATTACATGCAGAGGTATAGATGGAACATGGACAGGTGCGGTGGATGTATCGTCAGATGGCTATTTGTATGTTGATGACCTTGTTAGAGATAGAGAACATTCGTTATCACCTTCACGAATGGAGAATACTTACCAAGAATACCTAAACAAAATGGTTGACCGTAAAAATGATGGTGCCAGAGAGCTTATGGTTGGTACTCTGTGGAATGTAATGGACCCATTGGAAAAGATGAGAAAACAGTATGAGAATGACAAGGAATATAGATTTAGAAGAATATCGGCATTAGACGAAAATGACGAAAGTAATTTTGATTATGAAATAAATGGATTCTCAACAGAATACTACAGAGATATGCGTGAAAAATTGGATAAGGCAGAATGGGAAGCTAAGTTTATGCAAAGACCTTTTGTGAGAGAAGGATTATTATTTCCACATGATGAATTACAGTTTTTTAATGGCATATTACCGGATGGAGATTTCAGAATAGTATCTGCATGTGATGTTGCCTGGGGTGGCGGAGACAGCCTGTCAATGCCGATAGGTGCTGAATATGAAAATGGATATGTTTATGTATTTGCATGGGTACATAACAAAGGGGCAAAAGAAGTTACATTGCCACTTGTAACAGGCCAGATTATCAATAATGGAATACGACAGATACGATTTGAGGGAAATACCGGAGGAGATTTGTATTGCAAATACGTTGATGAAATGTTGCAGAAAGAGGGTTGGAAATGTAGTTGCACAAGTAAGAAAGCACCGAACAAAATGGAGAAGAACGCAAAAATCATAGCTTATTCTGGGGATGTAAAGAGGAAGTTTATCTTTTTGCGACAAGGATATCCAACAAAAGAAGAATTAGAGAGAGATAAAGAACTTGGAATAACAAGATATGTAAGAGATAGTGAATATCAAGCGGCAATGGATGAGATGGAAACATTTGTTACGATAGGAAAAAATGACCATGAAGATGCGCCGGATAGCATCACGCAGTTGGAAATGTTTATAGAAAATCCGAGCAATGTTAAACAAACAGTCATTATGAAAAGTCCGATATAGAGGAGGTAAGTTATGGATACAAAGCAATATCTTAATCAAATTAGCAGATTAGATAGAATGATAAAAAATAAACTGTTGGAAATATCACAGTTGAGAGAACTTTCCATGAGTGTTTCTACAACAACGAATGATGAGAGAGTACAGACTACACCAAACTTTGATAAAATCGGAACATCATACGCAAAGATTGACGATATGGAACGTAATCTTGACGGTATGATTGATGAATATGTAAACAAGAAAAACGAAATTATCTCGCAGATTGACAGCATGGAAGATGAAATTCATTACGAGATATTATTTGGAAGATACATAGAGAAAAAGACATTTGAAAAAATAGCGGCCGACATTAATTATTCGTTTAGGAATACGACAAGACTTCATGGAAAGGCACTGCAGGAGTTTGAAAAGAAATACGGGTATTTATATCTTGACAAATAATCTTGTCCTAGAATGTCCTATATGTTTTTTGATATTATTATAATCGAAGAATGATAAATAGATTTCATTTTCAGAATCCTCCCTTAAAGGCATCGTCATAAATGGCGGTGCTTTTGTTATGCAGAAAAGAGGTAACAATGGAATACATACCAATATATTGCCCGAAATGTGGCAGAAAAGTAATGAAAGTAAATAGGAAATCGACAATGGACATTTCGACAAAATGCAAGAAGTGTAATAAGAGAATATCTTATTTCCCAGATACAGGAGCAATAATTATTACAGATATTCCAAAAAGAACAACATCAAGTGGAAAGAGATTATATTAGGAGCGTGCTTTATGCAGTATGGAAGAAAAGAAATCTACACAGATGTGTATGAGATAAATTCAGACAACATAATATCAGTATTGCAGAAAGCAGTTATAGATTTCGCACAAAATGCGAGCGATTGTGATTTCCTTTTAAAGTATGAGGCTGGTAATCAGCCTTTACAGAGAGAGAAAACCTATCGTTCGGATATTGATTGCCATTGCGTTGATAATATCGCCAATGAAATTACTGAATTTAAGCTAGGTTTCAACTGGGGAAATCCTATAACACTTGTACAACGTGGAGAAAAAGATAGCGGCACTTCGGAAGAGGCGGCCGCTATTTCTCTTTTGAATGAATGCTATGAGGCAGAACAGATTAAGAAAAAGACGCAACAGCTTGCAAGGTTCATTGAGATATGCGGTATCGGTTACACGATAGTTGACATCAATACTGAATATGAGGATGGAGACAGCTATTTCAAGGTTGACGTATTAGACCCAAGAAATACATTCGTTATCAAGTCGAGCAGATATGTAGACCACAGACCGATGTTAGGTGTTTCATTCCGGAAAGATGACATCGGGAATTATTATTACACTTGCTTTACAAAGAATGAAAGGTTTGAAGTATTAAACCTTTGCAAGATTGTGAATGGCGAGCCGAAAGATGATGAAAGAGAATGGAAACACGATGTTAGGAGTGGAGAGGAAAATCCGTTACATAGAATACCAATTACGGAATGGATAAGAAGTCATGACAGAATGGGTTGTTTTGAGAGACAGCTTTCCGAAATGGACAACCTTAATCTGCTCATATCGGATTTTACAAACGATGTGGAACAATCAACGCAAGCAATTTGGCATGCAAATGATGTTGATTTCCCTAAAAAGCAGATAACAACCTATGATGGGAGTGTCATCGAAGAAGAACAACATCCGACAACAAACGAATGGATGGTAACACAGACGACACAAGACGGCAAAACACCATTCGTTAAACCACTTGAAGTCGGATATGATTATGGTGGTATGTTGCAAAACATAACAATGCGTAGAAATACCATTTTGCAGAAATGTAATGTTCCTATTCGTTATGAAAGCTCCGGAGGTGGAAGTACCGGAAGTGCAACCTCAATGAGTAGCGGATATGAAGCGGCAGATAGTGCGGCAAGCAAAGAACAACTTATTATTGAGGGTTGCAAAATGGAAGAGGTTAAATCTGTTTTAGCGGCAATTAAGGCATCAACAGATATTCCACAAGACAATCCGATGCTGAAATTGAAATACAGAGATATTCAACCAAAGATTACAAGGCAGAGGTCGTATGAGTTGTCAGTTAAGACAACCGCATTTGCGACACTTGTTAGCCATGGAATAAACGGATTACAGGCATTAAAAGCAATCAATCTGTTTGAAGATGTCGCTCAAACATGGAGTGATAGCAAAGACATGGTTGAGATGTACCAAAAATCACTATTTGACAAGAGTAATGCGAATCCTTCTGAAAAAGATGAAAAATTGCAGAGCAATGAATCAGACCAAGTCACAAACAGTCCGATTATAGACGGATTAAGCAAACAAGAACCTATAAATGTAACAGAATAATAATTGTTAATTAACACTCACAGAAATGTGGGTGTTTTTTATATGCGAAATGAAAAATAATGAGAGTGACTAATGGCAGGGTATGTTCCTGCCGCTCTCTACCAAGAAAGCCGAGGTAGAGAATATGGAAGAAATATGGAAAGACATTAAAGGATATGAATGACTATATCAAATAAGTAATTTAGGTAATGTAAAAAGTCTAAATTATCGTAGAAGAGGATATGAAAAAAATTTTACACCAAAGAGAAATAATGATGGATATTTATGGGTTGAACTTAGGAAAGATGGAAAGCAAGGACATTATTTAATTCATAGATTAGTTGCGATTGCTTTTATCCAAATAAATATCCAATAATTAACCACAAGGATGAAAACCCATTAAATTGCGAAGTTTCAAATTTAGAATGGTGCGATTATTCATATAACTATAGATATTCGGTAGAAAGACACGGAAATCGCATTGTTAAACGTAGCAAATATTATAACAAATCAGTTGTTCAAAAAACTTTAAGCGGAACACAGATAGCGATTTTCAAAAACATATCAGAAGTTGTAAAAACACTTGGATTTAACCATTACGCAATTGCAGAATATTGCAATGGAAATAGAAAAACAGGATATGGATATAAATGGGAGTTTGCTGAATGACAAGCTCTTTTTTATAAAAGTAGCACAGAAGCTACTATAAAAAAAGACAGACAACACAGAAGTTGTAAAAAGCCAAAATTATATTGCGGAGATGCAATTAAAAAAACACAGAAAGTAGAGGTAATGAATTATGGCAGATGTAAACAAAGACAATGCAAATGTAACTGACAATCAGCAGAATCTTGACAATCCGAATGTGCAGGATAACGCAAATAACAATGACAATGGTGGTTCTGATAACGAGCCGGAAGTAACATTTGAAAGCCTTATGGCAAAGATTGCCACTCTTGAAGTTGAGAACAAGAAAAATAAGGCTGCGTTAGACAAGGCCTTAAAGGAAAAAGGCGATATCACCAAGCAGTATCGTGAGGTGCTGACAGAGGCTCAGCAGGCGAAGATTGACAAGGAAAATGCTGACGAAGAGCAGAGACAGTATGTAGCTGATTTGGAGAAATTCAAGGCGACAGCAGAGGCGAAGGCTAGATATGCGTTGCAGGGAATGTCAGAGGAAATGGCAGTTAAGGCGGCAGAAGCAGAAATCAATGGAGATATGGATGCACTTGCCACAATTCAGAAACAGCACACAGAGACACTTATCAAGCAGAAAGAAGCTGAATGGCAGAAGTCAAGACCACCTGTAAATGCAGGAACAGGAGATGGGCAGAAAGAAGATGACCCATTCCTTAAGGGTTTTGCATCTGTAAAAACAATATATGGAAAATAATGGAGGTAAAAAATTATGGCAGTAAATTTCGCATCAAAGTATGCAGCACAGGTTGACGAGAGATTTAGATTAGGTTCTCTCACAGAGGCAATTATCAACAACAATTTTGATTGGTTAGGTGTTAAGACAGTAAAGATTTTCAGTAGAAATCTTGCAACACTTAATGATTATTCAAAGACTGGAAGCAACAGATACGGTACGCCGGACGAGTTAGGCAATGCAGAGCAGGAAATGACAATCACACAGGATAAGTCATTTACCTACACCATTGATGCGGCAAGCGAACAGGATACTAACGGAACAATGGAAGCTGCGGCAACATTAGCAGAAAACATTGACAACCTTGTTATTCCGGCAATGGATGCATACAGATTATCTGTACTTGCAGCAAAGGCACCTACAGAGGGTACACACACAAAGAAGTCACACATCATCACAAAGGCTGTTACAAATGCGAATGCTTATGAAGAGTTCCTTGCTTGTCAGGAAATTCTTGACGATGACAAGGCTCCACAGGGCGGTAGAATTGCGGTAGTTACTCCGGCTTATCTGAATAAGATTAAGTTAGATGACCACTTCACAAAGCCAAGTGATGTAAGACAGAACATTGCGATGAATGGTTTTGCAGGAGATATTGATGGAGTACCTGTTATCAAGGTTCCAACATCTTATATGCCTGCAAATGTTGATTTCATTATCACAAACCCAATTGTATGCCCTTCTCCGGTTAAGTTACAGGAGTTTAAGATTAACTACAATGCTCCTGGTATCAGCGGTGCGTTAGTAGAGGCAAGAGTTCGTTATGATGCTTTTGTGCTTGACAAGAAGGCAGATGCAATCGCAGTTCATAAGAGTGCGGAATAATCGTAAGTGGGTGGTACAATGACGAGAATCGTTAAAGACGGAGCTGTTATGGTGGCAAGGGACGGAAACCAACTTGCCGCCTTTTTAAATAATGGTTGGAAAGCAAGTGAGGAAAATCAGATTGCAGAAAACCATACAAAACAGGAAGAGGAAAAGAAATCATATACCAAGACAGAAATCAACCGGTTATCAACTGCTGAATTGCAGACCTTGGCACTTGAAAATGGTATTGATGGTGCTGACGGTATGACCGGAGTAAAGCTAAAAGAAACTTTAATTAAAGTTTTGAATCTTTGAAATTAAAGTTTCTCCCATTTTACAACATATCCAATAACATCAAGAATTTCAACAACTTCATTATATGAAAAACTTTCCTTGCGAAAGCGATTGCTGAAATTCTGAAATGATAAACTTGTGCCATGTCTGCGGTTTAATTCATCATTAACTTGAGACATTGTGAATCCTTGCGAAATGATAAGACCTTTTAATTCATCCTTTAACATAATATCAACTCCTTTGTTTTATGATTAGCATTATATCATAATAAAATTAAATTGTAAAGTTTAATAAAATACTTGATAATTATAATGCAATAGTGTATAATTAAATTATAAAATTTAATTGGAGATGATTGCATGAAAAAAAGAAAAGATATGAATGGAAAGCGTTTTGGAAAACTTTTAGTTTTGGAACTGTCTGAAAATAACCCAAAGACAATGAAAGACAAGAAAAGCCGTTGGAAATGCGAATGTGATTGTGGAAAGATAGTTTACGTACTGGGAAACTCACTTGAATCAGGGAGAACAAAATCTTGCGGTTGCATTAAGCAAAAACCGTTTTTGTTTGAAAAAAATCAAGAAATATTAACCAAATATGGAAAATTTGTCGTATTGGAACGATTTAGAGGTAGTGTCGGGCAAGTAGATACCATTTCTAAACAATATATTTGCAAATGCTTGAATTGTGGAGAAATAAATACAATTCAAGAGGGAGTAATATCAAACGGAAGTGGAAGTTGTAGAGCTTGTAGCGAAAGTCGTTCGTTTGGTGAAAGATTTTTTTACTGGTTCTTAAAACAAAACAATATTGAATTCAAAACAGAATATTCTCCCAAATGGGCGGGACGAAGATATTATGACTTTTATTTTAATATAAAAGATGTGGATTATATTGTGGAGATTGACGGAGAACAACACAAAAGAAGATACAATCAAAGTGGAAAAACCGTTGAAGAAATTATAGAAATTGACAATGAAAAAGATAAACTTGCAAAAGAAAACAACCATATTCTTGTTCGTATAAAATATGAAAAGAATAAAGGTGTAAACATAAAGAAAAATATAGAAAAATCTTTTTTATCAAAAATATTCGACCTTGACAATTTTGATTGGGAAAAGTGCTTTTCTAGTGCAATTTCTAACAAAGAAAAAAGAATTTGTTATTTGTGGAATAATGGGTGCAAGTCAACAAAGAAAATTTCAAAAATTGTTGATGTTAATGCAAATTATATTTCAAAAATACTATCAGATTGTGCGACATATGGGTTGTGCGATTATAATTCACAAGATGAACTTGAAAAAGGAAGAAAACGAAAACTAAAAAATAGTAGAAAAATAATTTGTATTGATAACGGGATGATTTTTCAAGGAGCAGAAGAATGCTCAAGGAAAAGCGAGGAAGTTTTTGGAGTTTATCTTAAAGGAGGTAGCATAACTCGTGTTTGCAGGAAAGAAAGAAAAACATATAAGGGATTCCACTTTGAATATGTGGATTAAATTTCACACTTGCAAAGGCGGTGTGATGAATGGATGAAGCAATGACTGTAACGGTTGCTGATATGGTTATTTCTGACTTAACAACAATGTATAGTGACCAACCTACATTTAACGATGGTAAGATTGCGGTCATTGTGAATAAAGTTGTTGATGAAGTGGTGAATGCCAGAAAATATAAAGAAGTCGGATATACAGATGAACAGATTAAAAAGGATTTATTGAATTATAAATCGCAAATTTATAATCTGGCAGAGTATGACTTTTCTCACTTCGGTGCACCAAATGAAACGAGCCATTCAGAAAATTCAATAAGCAGAACGTGGGTTGAGAGGAATAAACTGTTTGCAGGTATTATTCCTCTTTCTCATTTTTAGAAGATTGTGCGTGACACATATTGCGGTGCGGTAGTGTTGCAGGGAGTTCCGTGTAAGCGGTGGAGGGCAACGGGACACTAGGAAACGGAGGTAACTTATGAAAGAATACACAATCTTTGGAATTATAGGTGCTATAGGTGCTTTTATTTCAACACTTTTTGGTGGTTGGAGTACGGCACTCACTACACTTTTGATATTCATGGGAATTGACTATATCACAGGATTAATGGTAGCAGGGATATTCAAGCAGAGTCCTAAGACACCAACCGGTGCATTAGAAAGCCGTGCAGGGTGGAAGGGATTGTGCAGAAAAGGAGTAACACTTCTTATTGTACTTGTTGCTTGCAGACTTGATATTGAGTTGGGAATGACATTCATTAAAGATGGAGTAGTCATTGCTTTTATAGCAAACGAGACAATCTCTATTATCGAAAATGCAGGATTAATGGGTGTTCCAATCCCGGCAGTGATTATAAAAGCGATTGATGTTTTGAAGTCGAGAGAGGAAAATTGCAATGATGACATTAGCGGCAAATAAGCAAGGGATGTTCTACTCACTGCAAGGCTCAAAAGTACCAATTTACGAAACGGATGAAGATGGAAATATCATCTATGACGAAGTGACAGGTGAACCGATTGAAACAGGAGATTATACAACTGGTTATTCGGATCCTATTCCTTTTTTTGCCAACATCAACAACAAACTGAATGAGGTTGTATGGCAGGATTACGGAATTGATAACTCTACAAATTACGCACAAATTGTAGTGAGCAAAGGCAAACTTCCATTGAAAGCCGGTAGCGTTATCTGGAAGAAATCAGAAGTCTGTTATAAAGATGATGACAAAACGATTGTTGATGAAACAACTGCAGATTACATCGTCAAAGGTGTTGCGGACGAGGGAATGTCAGAGGATTTATTTTTGTTGCAAAGGAATGTGAAGTGATGGAGAAACAGATAGTAAATATTCTTGGAACTGAATACACGATTGAGCCAAGAGAATTGAAAGATGAAGATATTGACGGATTTACCGACAATACTTCAAAACTGATTGTAATTCGTGCTGACAACGCAAATAGTGTTGTGGATTTTGAGTATTTGCAGAAAAAGCAATTAAGACACGAAATCATACACGCATTTATGTCGGAAAGTGGATTACAGTGTAATTGGCAACATATTGAACAATTCGGACACGATGAAACAACAGTTGATTGGTTCGCAATTCAATCTCCGAAGATTTTTAAAGTGTTTCAAGAGTTGGATATTTTATAGGTGGTTTTATGGCAAAGAAAGTATTCAAATCCGACCTATCTGTAAGCGGATTAAACGAATTGAAAAAACAACTTTTGCAGTACAAGGATGAATTGCCTACCAAGTGCGAGAAACTCGTTTCTAAGCTACTGCAAAGCGGTGTGGCGGTATCTCAATCAAAGATAAGTGAAAGTCCATTAGGTAAGTATGTGACAGTCACAACAAACATATCTGCTGACAAGGTAGGTTGCAAAGGTTTCTTGCTTGCAAAAGGGGCAATTAAAGAGAGCGAGGGATATGCGCCATTTAGCATATTGCTTGCTATTGAGTTTGGAGCCGGTATTCATTACAATCCGACACCAAATCCGTTATCAGCAGAAATGGGTTACGGAGTTGGTACATTCCCTGGGCAATTACACGCATTTGACCCAAACGGATGGTATTTTTGGAGTGAGGAAAAGCAACAATGGATTCATTCTTATGGTGTAAAAGCCACAATGCCTATGTACAGTGCGGACATTGAGATTATTCAGAATGTAGTCAAGGTGGCAAAGGAAGTATTTTAAGGCGGTGATAATTTGAAGATATTATTGATTAGTGGCCATGGTGCCGGAGATGTTGGTGCGTGTGCCAAAATAAAAGGAAAGACATACAAAGAGGCAGAGGAAACCATTGTAATGGTAAAGAAGATTAAGGAGCAGTTAGCACCTTATGATGTAACTGTTGACCTATATCCGACCGATAGAAATGCCTATGAGGATGCGAAAGCCGGATGTTTAAAGGCTGATTTTTCGAAGTATGATTATGTGTTGGAAATCCATTTCAATGCTTGTGTGAATGACTTGAAAGGCAATGGCAAGACAACCGGTACAGAGGCATTTATTACAACTTCGGATAAGACGAAATCAGCCGAAGTCAATATGCTTTCTTGCCTATCTGCATTAGGTTTGAATAATCGTGGTGTGAAATCGCATAATTGGACAGTTATTAACAGAGCAAAGATAAAGGGTGCGGATTCGTGCTTATTGGAGGTATGCTTTATTGACGATGCTGACGATATGGCTATTTACACGAAGAACAAGGATAATATGGCGAAAGCAATCGCATTAGGCATTGTCAAGACATATTCACTTAAGAAGAAATCAATGAGCAACACCACAAAGAAATCCACTACAAAGAAAACAGTTGCGGCGGCTAAGAGTTTTTCGAGTGCAATTTCCGGAACATATAAAACAACTGCAAAATCACTAAATGTAAGATATGCACCAAGCAGAGACGCAGATCTTGTCACAAAGATACAAAAAGGAGAAACTGTTAATTGCTACGGATATTACACCCATGCAGATGGTGTTAATTGGTTCCTTGTGGAATATAAAGGAAATGTGGGATATTGTTCGGCACAATATCTTACAAAGAAGTAGGTGGCTGATATGGCTAATTTTGACATATTACAATCTACAGTTTTTTCGAGGATAAAGAATAATTTTTCAAGTACACTTAAGAAAAATTACAAAATGACAGATGATAACTTTTCAACCGTTGGAAGTAGTGATACTCCGGCGGTTTTTCCTTTTGTGTACATCAAGTTGTTACCGGGAGTGGAACAAGGACAAGATTTAGAGGGCACTTCGATAAATGCGGGATTGTTCACGTTTCAGATTGATGTAACGGATAACAGTTCAGCAGATAAAGCGAAAAAGGTTATGTCAGAGGTAAATCGAATAATGAAAACATTGAGATTCAGTGTAACCGCAATGCCGAGTTCGGAAGATACAAAAGATATACACAGAATGACCGCAAGATATAAGCGATCAATAGGTAGCAATGACATATTGTAACAGTTTGAAAAGCCGAGAGGCTTTATTTTTTTATGCAAATTTAAGGAGGTATAAGAATGGCTTCAACAAGTTATTTAGCAAGAGTTATTTTCAAGGAGCATACAAAAGATGGGGATTTTGCAGGAACATATAAGTTATTGGTTAAAGCAAAATCAATCCCATCTCCTGCATCAAAGCCGAACACGGTAGAGAGTACGACACTGGAAGATGATACACAGACATTTGAAATGGGTATCAAAACGTCTGATTCAAAGGAAATCAAAGGTAATCTTGAAAAAGAATATCTTGACGGGATTGAAGATTTGAATGGAAAGAAACTTGATATCATTCATCTTTATGGAACGGATGGTGTAGGCGGTGTTGCTAAGTATGCTTATGTAGGGCAGGCTGTTGCCACGCCAGATGACGTAGGAGGAACAGATGAAATTTTAGGAATGACAGCAACTGTTATCCCGAACACTGCAGCAAAGAAAGTTACGGACGAACTTGAAGTAACAGACAACAAAGATGGCACATTTACGGTGGCGAAAGCGTCGGTGTGACGAGTTACTCGTTAAAAAACGAACAATCCGCAATGAGTAGCGAGGATGAAGAAGCGGTTGAAGAAGAAACAGATAACAGTTTGTAAGTAAAATAGAGTCGCCTTTCGGGGCGGCTCCTTTCCATCTATAAAGATGGGGAAAGGAGATATTATGATGACATTAAATGTAAAAGGAAAAGAGTATAAGGTTAAATTTGGATATAACAGCTTTTGTGACACAGATTTGATGGACAGAACAACAGATTTGTTGAAGTTGTTTCAGTCAGAAAAAGTTGATAATGATAAAGATGTAGCAGGACTCGGTATGGTTAAGGATTTGTTTTCATGCGTGCGCGATTTATTATTCGTTGGATTTCAAAAATACAACCCTGTTGAAACGGTGCAGGAAGTTGGAGAAATCCTTGATGATTACCACGACGAGGCAACGGAAGAAGATAAGAGAGGAATCCTTGATTTGTTTACCAATCTGTCGGAAGAGTTAATGAATGAGGGTTTTTTAGGAGAACTTCTGTCAGAAGTTTCGGAAAATGTGGAGAAAACAGAGAAGAAAGCGAAAACACCACAAGACCACAAGAAACCACAGAAGTAAAGCCGTATTCCCGGGCGATATATGATGATATTTTGCCGTATTACCTGTCAATTGGCGTAGCGTATGAACGGGTTATGGATAGTTGCCCAAAAGAGTTAGAACCGTATGAGATAGCACACAAAAACAAGATAAAAGAACAAGATATGTTACAGCACATGTGGTGGGGCAATTATGGAATATCCGCTTTAATTGTTGCCATTGACAGATGTTTTGGTGGGAAGAAGGCAAAATCGGAATACATAAAAGAATCAATTTTTTCGAAAGAATTTGAAGATGACGGATTAACAGAAGAAGAAATATACGAAAAAGAATTGAGAAAAGCCTTAATGGCAGAAGAACAATGGATAATTGCAGGAAAACAAAAAGGATTGCCGGAAACGGTTATTTGAGTCAATAGGTGTCAAAGCCTATTGGCTTATTTATTAGGTGGCAAAATCTATGACTGAAAGTGCGAGGGGTGACGCATGAGTAAGTCGTTGCCACCTTTTTATTTTGTGAAAAGAGGTGTAAGTATGGCAGAAAGCATTGATTCATTGCAGATAGAGATAAATGCAAAAGCAAGCAGAGCAAACGATGCAATAGATAGATTAGTTGGGAAAATAGACAGACTTACAACCTCCATGAATCGCTTAGACGGCAGTAAATTAGCGAGTTTAGCAAATGGTGTGCAAAGATTAGGCACTGCCATGCAGACGATGAACAACGTCAAAACTGCCGATTTCACAAGACTTTCCAGAAACTTACAGAACTTAAATAATGTCGACGTATCAAAACTATCCAATCTATCTGTAAATGTAAAACGTGTTGCAACTGCGTTTAACGGATTGAGCGGAATGGAAAAAAGCGCAGAACAAATCTCTTTGCTTGCAAATGGAATTAAACAATTAGGTTATTCAAGCGCAGATAAAGCAATTACAAATATTCCGTTACTTGCAACCGCAATGAAGAAGTTTATGGCAGAGTTATCTACCGCACCAAAAGTAAGCAGAAATATCATTGATATGACGAATGCCGTTGCAAAATTTGCAAGAACCGGTTCAAGCGGTGGCAGAGCGGCTAATACTCTTGTGAATAGCTTTAATCGTGTTTCTAAGTCATCTATAGGTTTGAAATCTAATCTGTTAAGTGCGGTCAATGGCATATCTGCAATTAGACGTTCTATCCTGTCAGCAATGGGTGTAGCAGGAGGATTCTATGCAGTATTTCAAGGCATTAAGGAATCAATCAACATAGCATCTGACTTAACAGAGGTGCAGAACGTAGTAGATGTTACATTCGGAGATTTCAAGAATAAAATTGAAGACTTAGCAAAGGTATCTATACCAGAATTAGGTATGTCTGAGCTGACTGTAAAAGAGATTGGTAGTCGTTTCCAAGCTATGGGTACTGCTATGGGTATCAGTCAAAAAGGAATGGCTGATATGTCTACAGAATTAACAAGATTGGCCGGAGATATGGCTTCGTTCTACAACGTAGAGCAAAAAGCAGTCGGAGAAGATTTAGAATCTATCTTTACCGGACAGACTAAGCCACTAAGACAATACGGATTGGATTTGACAGAGGCTACATTGCAAGAATGGGCTATGAGCCAAGGTATAAATGCAAATATCAATTCCATGTCACAGATGGAAAAGACCATGCTTCGATATCAGTATGTTATGGAAAATACCGGTGCGGCACAGGGAGATTTCATCCGTACGGCAGACACATGGGCTAACCAAGTGCGTGTGTTAAAAGAGAATTTTAGAGCTTTGGCGTCTGTTATAGGTTCATCATTTATTAATGCATTAAAACCGCTTGTAAAGGCGTTGAACAATGCCATGAGTTATATCATAGCATTTGCAAAGGTGGTATCAAATTCACTCGGAAAGATTTTCGGTTGGCAGTATGAAGAATCTGGTGGAGGGTTAGCAGCGGATTATGAAGATGCCGCAGATGCAGCAGGAGATTTGGCTAACGGAACCGGAAAGGCGGCTGACAATGCCAAAAAATTGAAACAACAGTTACAAGGTATTGATGAACTGAATGTTTTGACATCTAATAACGATACTAGTAGCGGTGGCGGTAGCGGTTCTGGTGGTGGTGCAACAGGAGAAGAAGATGCATCCGGAGGGAAATGGACTAAAACAGATAGTATTTTAAAAGACTACGAAAGCCAGTTAGATACACTGTACAAGTTAGGAGAGGAAATTGGTAAAACCCTTACTGATGCCATGAAGAAGATTGATTGGGATAGTATTTATGAGGGTGCAAAAGATTTTGGTACCGGATTGGCAAGTTTCCTTAATGGATTGATTTCACCGGAACTGTTTGGAGAACTTGGAACAACTATTGCAGGTGCATTAAATACAGCTTTATATGCCTTAAATTCATTCGGTAAAACTTTTGATTGGAAAGACTTTGGAGAATCTATTGCAAGCGGAATTAACAATTTCTTTTCTACCTTTGATTTCAGAAACCTTGCAGATACAATTAACACATGGGTTGATGGTATCAAGACAACACTTGTAACTACAATCAAAAACATAAAGTGGTCTGATGTAATCAAAGGTGCTTTTGAATTTTTGGACGAATTAGAATTTGACACGATAGCCATTGCAGTAGGGGCATTTGCGTTTACTCACGGAGGAAAAGAACTTACTGCATCATTATTGAACGGACTGTTGAAAGATAAACTAGGCATAGATGATACAGAAAAGCTTTTGGGAAACATAAAAGCAAAAGTAGGTGTTTCGCTTATCACGGCTATTACGTCATACAAAATAGGCAATTGGTTATATGATAACGTTTCTGCAATTCAAAAATTTTCCGATGGTGTATCAGCATGGATTTTTAAAGACGGAGAAGAAATAGCGATTGCCAGAACAATATCAGTCGCATTGGCAGGACTTGCTATATCACTTCCAATAGCTTCAATTGCAGGAGCCACTATTGCGGCGGCTTCGTCTGGAACATTGACAACTGCTTTATATGTATGGGCAACAGATACTCTTATTCCTACACTGACAACATTTTTCACAACTACGCTTCCGGCTTTATTAACAACAGTATTCCCGGTTCTGATTACTATTGGAGTTGCAGTTGGAGGATTTATGTTAGGAGAGAAGCTGTATGAAAAATTTCCTGCTGTTAAAGATTTTTCAGATTGGATAGTAAGTCTGTTTGGAGATGCTTTGTCAGGACAAACATTGAGATATGACTTGCCTTTTCAGCTAGGTATTGATGCAACTGTTGAGGATATTCTTGATACAAGTGGTCTTGGAGAAATAATAACAAAACTTGACGATGCGTTTGGGAACCCGAACTCACCAAGGGAGTTTTTTGTTAATGTTAAAGGTAACATAGATGAAAAAGCACAGCAGATAAAAGAGTGGTTTTCGGATAAAACTACAGAAGTAAAAGAATTTATATCGAATTTAAAGGGTAAAATTGAAGAAACATTCAACAATGCAAAGGCTACATGGGATGGAGTTGTTGCAGGTGCTAAGGATTGGGTATCAAATTTGAAAGGTAATTTGGAACAATCGTTTACAAATGTGAAAAACGCATGGGATGGAATTTCAGCAGGTGTAAAAGAGTTGATGGCAAAAGCAAAAGCAGAGGGAAAAGAAAAGATAGACGGGTTAAAAGAATCGTGGTCGAAAATTGCAGAAAGTGTTAAAAATGTTGGATTGAAAGCAACAGCAAAAGCGGTTGGGAAAACGGCTATTGACGGAATTAAGAAATCATGGGATAAGCTATTAAAATCAGACAAAGTGAAGAAGCTACAAGTGGCATTTCAAGATAATTTCACAAAGCCATTAAAAAATGCATGGAACAAATTAGCAAGCGTGATTAACAAAGGTATAGTAGGCATGAATAAGGTGTTGCCTAAGAACCTCGAAATATCCGTTAGGGTTCCTACATTTGCAATGGGTGGATTCCCAGAAGATGGATGGTTTAGAGCAAGCCATGGAGAGATGTTAGGTAAATTTGATAACGGTCAATCTGTCGTAGCCAATAATCAGCAGATTACCGAGGGAATTTCAGCGGCGGTATATAGAGGGAATCAACAGATGGTATCTTATATGCAACAGGAAATTACAGAATTGAGGACGCAGAATCAGTTGCTTACTGAATTACTTAACAAAGAAGTGGGTATATCCTATAGTGATGTCGGGAAAGCATCTCAAAAGTACGCAAGAGAATATACAAACAGAACTGGAAAACCTGCATATATTTAGTGACATAATATTTAATTAGTGGTATAATGATGGAAATTTTTACAAATGGAGGGATTGTAATATGGCACTAATTAAATGTAAAGAATGCGGTAAGGAAGTATCAGATAAAGCGGATAGATGTCCTAATTGTGGCTGTCCTGTTTCGTATTCTGTTGGAGAAAGAACAAATGATAACAAATTAGAAGAATGTAGCTATGATACAGTCGCTGAGAATGATGGATTCATTATAGAAATAAATGGTAATAGAGAAGATCTTACGAAATTATGGATTCAGTGTGATGGAAAAGTTGACTGCATTGATAAACTAAGAAAGAAACATCATCTTAGTTTGAAGGAATCTAAAGAATATGTTGATGAATTTATGAGGAAAACAAATACAGAGGATAAAAAGTCAGTCAAAAAGAAAGATGCCACGTTAAGTATATGGGCTGCTATTTTGGGATTATTTTCGTTTACAACATATTTAGGCGGATTGATTGGACTGATTGATTTAGTGAAAAATAGAAAAGATGGTAAACGTCACTTGGGTTCATATTTTGCAATAATTATGTGCATTTTGTGGATTATTGTAGGCGGTTCCGATAGCGGTTCTTCAACGCATAAATCCAATAATAAACAATTAAATATTTTACTTGCAGAAGATGAAAATGTTTCTGTATATTTAGACCATATTGAAAACGGAAAAATATACATAAAATATGAGAATCATTCAGATACAAACATAAATATCCAATATTCTGATTTAACTATAAACGGAACAAGATATTACAAAGGTATTTTTGTTGACGAGGTATATTCTCAAGATGATTTAGTAAAAAAACTTAGCCTATATGACAAAGAGGGTAAAACAACGAATTACAATTACGAAAGTGGAACTATTAAAGGAAAATTTGAGTATTTCAAGGGTGGAATAGGATTCACAACGGAACTTGAATTTGATGAAATAGAATTTTAATACAATTAAATCTTGAAATAATCAACAAGACATCTATCAGAAATGGTAGGTGTCTTTTTTGTGCAATTTTTTAGGAGGAGCGGTATGGCATATAGCGGATTTTTAATCAAAGTAGGTGATTACAAAATACCTCACAGTTGGATAAAGGCAGAAACGTATTCCGTGTTGTGGAGCGGACAGGACTTAGATTCATACCGGGATTCTAACGGAAAACTGCATAGAAACGCATTAGAACACTTCTTAGGGAAAGTAGAGTTTGAGACACCTGCACTTAGAACAAATACGCAAGTATCGTCATTTATGAAGAAGATACGAGACCAATACACGAACAAGACGGAGAAAAAAGCAAATGTAACATTCTATGTGCCGGAATTGGATGATTACAAGACACAGGAAATGTATATACCGGATATTACACTCACGATTTATTTTGCTGACAAAAACGAAATTAAGTACAATCCATTCCGGTTAGCATTTATCGCATATTAAGGTGGTGCATCATGGTAGATTACAAGTATTCAGAATTATACAAGCAAGAAAGCATTGATAAACAACTGAATATTGCGTTTAATGGAGGGAATATAACCAATGAAGATATTCACTCCGAGCAGTTTGAATTGACGGAAAGTCTTTGTTCAGGTGCTCAATTACGTTTCGGATCATGCGAAGCAAGCATGATTAAATTCCGTATATCGAACATCTTCACACCGCTTAAGGATAAATGGCTGACAGTGACGGAAATACTTAATCATAACACCGATACACCATTCCAATTCGGTAAATATAAGGTGTATTATGATACTCCAACGGCAGACAGACGTTATCGTGATGTGGTGGCATACGACCAGATGTACGATATTATCAATGCGGATTTGACAGATTGGTATAATTCGCTATTCCAAACAGATGATACAGAAGTGACGTTAAAAGAATTTAGAGATAGCCTTATGAATTATTTAGGAGTGGAGCAGGAAGATGTAACACTTGTAAATGATGATATGGTTATCAAAAAGACAATTCAGCCGACGCAGCTTGCCGGTAGAGATGTTGTTTCTGCAATCTGTGAAATCAATGGCTGCTTCGGTCATATCGGGCGTGATGGGAAATTCCATTATGTATTCTTACCAAAGTATACACAAGGTTTGTATCCGTCAAATGATTTGTACCCTAAAGATGATTTATACCCTAGAGAATCCAGTGCAAACAAGATTGACAATTCTCTTTATATCTCATGCAAGTATGAAGATTATCTGTCACAGAGAATCACGAAGCTACAGATACGACAAGAAACAAATGATATCGGGAAAACGTACCCAGATAGCAATATAACCGATTCAGACAATGTATATGCAGTGCAGGGAAATTTTCTTGTGTACGGAAAAGAACAAGATGAATTGTACGAGATTGCCAAGAATCTGTTTTTGGTCATTGCAGACACAGAATACAGACCTTACAATGCGGAGATTGTTGGAAATCCATGCCTTGAAGTTGGAGATGCGATCAGGATTAACACGAAGTATCAGATTGTAGAAAGCTATATTCTGAAACGTACACTAAAAGGTGTGCAGGGATTAAGAGACAGTTTTTCTGCAGATGGAGATGAATACTTATCTGAAAATGCAAGCGGTATAGAATCGCAGATTGAACAGTTACGGGGGAAATCCAATGTATTGGAACGGGATATTGAACATACCATGTCTAAGATTGAAGATGTAGAGAGTGGTCTTACAAGCAAGATAGAACAGACCGCAGATAGCATCACGCAAACAGTATCTTCATCTCAAAGCAAATGGGATACAAGCGGCTATGATTCAACAAAAATATATGTTGGATATGAAGATGTTCAAGATAAAACTGTGGAAGAAGGACAAAGTGTATACAACTATTATTTAAATTCTAACACGGGATATCTATATGAACAGGTAATTGGCGGAGTAGTGCCTGGGCATGACCCGTATAAGATATGGTCTAAAAAAGATGAATTGCGAAAAGTAGAAGATAATATTTATTCACAGATAGAACAAACATCTAGCAGTATCACAAGTATTGTATCTTCGTCGCAAAGTAAATGGGATACATCCGGATACAGTGATTATAAAATATATATAGGAAATTCGGATGTTGAAGAGAAAGAGATATCAAGCGAGCAATCAGCTTATGATTATTACTTAAATACCAATACAGGATATTTGTACATAAAGGCAAGCGCAGGTGCAGATACGGTATGGACTAAATATGCAGAATTGCAAAAAGTAGAAGAGGTCTTGCAATCATCTATTGAGCAAACGGCAGAGAACATTATTCAAACTGTATCGGCTACACAGAGCAAATGGGATGATTCTGTATATGTAAATGCGGGATACACGCCAGAATATGGGTGTGGAGAACCAACTTCAACTCCTGCTAGCAGTAATCAATATTATTTGGATGTTACAAGCGGTTGGATGTACAAAGGAAGTAGAGCAAGTGCAGGATATGAATGGGTAAAACATGAACAACTTAAAAAAGTTAAAGATGTTCTTTCTTCTGAAATCGAGCAAACGGCAGAGAGTATTACATCAACAGTTGCTAAAACTACGAAAATATGGAGTATTCCAGAATCAGAATTAACAAATATAAAATATTTCGGATACAGCGAACCGACAATAGAAAATCCAACAATAAATTCTGCATATTTAGACCAAGAAAACGGATGGCTATATGTATATCATCAAACAGGGCAAACTACATATGGGTGGGTTCATGAAAAAAGCTATGATTCAATAGAAGAAACACTTTCATCACGGATAGAACAGACAATTTCAAGCATATCATTAGAAATTAACAACGGAGATAAAACCGCCGGAATTGTCATTACACTTGAAAACGAGGATGGTTCCACAAGTGAAGTAAAAGGAACTATTGAGATGACAGGAATGGTTACTTTTAACGATTTGAAAGGAGAAGGACAAACCGTCATAAATGGCTCCAATATCACTACCGGTACGATTGATGCAGAAAAAGTAAATGTAATCAATGTTGTTGCTAAATCCGTAGCGGCAGAAAATATCACAGGACATACTATTAGTGGTAAAACGATAAACGGAGGAGTTGTAAAAGGGTCAACAATATATTCTGATTATATTTTATATATGTATAAAAAAGCGTATAGTGCATTGGAAGAACCTTCGTATGCAAAAGCATTACAGTGTATTGTCCGTGATGACCCTGTGTCCACCACAAAAAGTTATAATTACTTAGATGTTGGAAGAGGATTTGATGGTATTCATATTCCTATAGATTCTACAATCGGATATTCTAATAGTTATATGATCAGAACGCTTAGAGACTCTACAGATTTAGGGAATCCATATATGAGGGTAGGAAGGATTGATTTTTTTAATACATCAAGTCCTTATATAAAGGTATATATACCAACATTAGACACAAGCTATGGTATTACTGTTAATGCGTCAGATACAAGATTAAAAAAGAATATAGAGGAAACAAAAAAAACAGCAATAGATAAAATCAAGCAAATGGAATTTATTCAGTTTGATTGGAAATCTAATGATAAACATGTGCCTTTAGGATTGTCAGCAAATCAATTAGAAACAATTATTCCAGAGGCAGTTTATGATGTACCACAAGAGGATAATAGCGAATATGATTCGCTGAAAAATGTAAATACGACAACATTATTAAATTATGCACTAAAGGCAATACAGGAACAACAGGAAGTTATAGAAAATCAGCAGAAAGAGATAGACCAATTAAAGAAGTCTGTCTCTTTTTTAATGCAGAAAATAGGAGGTGGAGCAGATGAATAAAGTCTATACTCGTATCTATTGGGAAAATGAGCCTAGTTCGGATACGCCATTAAGCGAAACAGAACTGAACAAGATGGATTATGCGTTAGACGAAGTGGATAATAGGTTGATTGAACAAGATGCGACAAAGTTATCAAAAGTAGATGCATCAAGTGATATCGTTAACTGGACTATGGATGAAGAGACAGGCGTTATCACTATCACAAGAAGAAATGGTGAGAAGATTATATTCGATTTGAACATTGAAAAAATACCGGTTTCTTTTTCTCTATCGGATGATGGAATAATTACCATGATTACGGATGATGGCACAACATTTACTGCTAATATTGGTGCAATGATACCGATACTTACATTTAATGATTCGGACGAAATTGCGGTGTCGGTAAGTGGAACAGGTGTTAATAAGACATACTCATTTTCGATAAAAGATAATTCTATCACAGAAGATAAACTGCAACCGAACTTCTTGGCAGATATAAAGGTACAATCTGCAAGCGCTTCATTAAGTGCAAGTAACGCAGATACAAGTGCAAAGCAAGCGCAATCATATGCGGTAGGTGGTACAGGCACAAGAGATAACGAGAATACGGACAATGCAAAATACTACAAAGAACAGGCGCAGGCGGTTGAAAATGCGGTTCCGACTTATCTAAGTCAGATTTCTGCTGCAGGAGAATCACAGTTAAGCAAAATACAAGATGCACTTAGCGGAGCGAAAGTAAATTTTCAAGTTGATTTAGCAACAGGGCACTTGAATTATAGTGGTTGCGACAGTTTTGTTTTTGATGTAAACGAGACCAATGGTCATTTAGAATGGAGGTTAGCATAATGGCAGATGCAGGAAAAGTTGTAATTACACCAAAGGGAGCGTACAGTTCCACGGCTACATATGAATGGTTGGATGAGGTAGCATATGATGGTAAAGCATACGTTGCACTTAAGACAGTTACAGGGGTAACGCCGAGCGACGATGGGGTGAATTGGCGGTTGTATTTGGACCCGAACGATATTGTTGCTGGAAACTTGGTTCCAACTTTTACAGAAGCGAGTGCAAGAAACAATATTATATCTGGCGAAAGCTTATCAACAATACTCGGAAAGGTCAAGAAGTGGTTTAGCGACTTAAAAGGTCATGCTTTCAATGACACTGTAAAAAACCTCACAACAGAGGAAACAGGAAGTGCCCTGGATGCTTCACAGGGAAAGGTTTTACAGGATGAAGTTGAAGAGATAAACAGTAATTTAGACGTATTAAAGAAAGAGATTTTTGATAATACGTTAGCAAAAGATTTGTTTACTACAAAAGGAAACACTTTGTATAGATATTTAGACGTAAACGGAAATCTAAATCAAGGTAGTGCGGATTATTCTGTTAGTGATTTTATTGCAATCAAAGGTGGTAAAACATACAGGATAGTAAACGAAAATCAAGTTTCTTTATGTTGCTGTTTTTATGACATTAGTAAAACATTTGTATCAAGTACAACAGCAACAAACAAAGATATTTTTGTTGCTAATAACGTTGCATATATTAGATTCACTTATTTAACTAATAATTCTGAAAGTACACATTTATATTCACATGATGTAGGAAAAGAAGTTACAAATATAAAGAATGATTTATATTTCAGCAAAACATACACTAATGAAAATACTTCTGCCGACGTAGTGAATAATGCACCAATTGGAATATCTACATCCAAATCATGGGATTATTTGTCAGATTTTCCAGACGAATATAAAACGTCAGGTTTTTGGTCTTATATTGTTATAAAACCAATTGATGATTTAAGGTATTGTAAAATTATTGCAATTAAAAGAGGAACTTGTATTATGGGTGATTTCGGTTCAGACTATGCTATTAACTGGGGAAAAGTTACATTATCATAATATGAATCACGAATAATTAACGCAATAAATAAACATTTATATTCACATGATGTAGGAAAATAAGTTACAAATATAAAGAATGATTTAGGTGGTCTAAAATTCTCTGTTAGCATGGCACGTTGTCAATAACAGATGGTACTAACACATGGAGTGTATCATAATAAAATGAACCATACGGAGAATAGGTATATATACACCTATTCTCCAAAAACAACTGCATAATTATTTAATCTTCCTGTATACGTTTGTAACCAACGAAACAGCAGAACCGTAATCATCAACATCAATAGTTGATTTTCCTACAAGAAGCCAATTTCCGTTACTTTTACCACCCATAATATCATATACAGAATCCACCTGTATGACAGTTCCAACAGGCATGTTGTTGAGATAAGATAAATCGTTCAGCATACCAACCGTATCGCCACACTCATTGTTTACATAGTACCTAACAGATACTTCACCATCACAGAATACATTGGTTACATTGTCGAACGTGTAAAGTTTTCGGAATTGCTCTACCTGTTCTGGTGTGAGTGTTTCTTCGGTTGGTGTGGCTAGTTTAACAATTATATATACATTATTTTCTAACATCCAATTTTTTAATAATGTACTAGTAGATAGACTAGTATTAGTAGTCCTTAGGGAAATTTTACTTAATGTTTCTGCGTTTTCAATATAATCACCAGAAATCTGATATGATGAATGATTATACTGAGGATAATGAGCAGAATACATTTTTCCATTTCGTCTATTATGCTTGATACCAAAACTATATCTATACCCATCACCAACATATCCATCTGTATACCATCCATTTAACCCACTTACTACTGCATTTACCCTCACCAACTTCCCACTACCATCCGCATACACTTCCATGTAATCTCCGTCATAGAGTGGGGCGGTGATTGGTATGCTTGCGGTTGTTTCGGTGTATGGTTCGTAATTTGAGTCTTCGTCTGCTTTGCGAACCATTGGATAATATGTTTTATCTAGTATTGCACCAGAATTAAACTGAAGATATGGCAAAAATGAAGTTGTATTTTCAGTGATAGTGTATTGTAATCCCTCTCCAACTGCAAGATATTTATTAGTCCCATTTTCAGTGATTCTTACGTTAGTACAATCTGTAACAATATATTTTTGACCAACGGTAAGTTTATCAATCAATTCATCAAAAAATTGAGTAATTAGTTCCGTTGTAGTACCTAACAATTTTATACTTTTATCATCGTTCACTGTAATATTAACTCCACTCACTGATTCACTACTTATATTATGAGATAGAATATTTTTCCCACACGTCTTAACCTCAACACTTCCGCTATCAGCTAAGCCTTTAATATCAATAGGTGCGTCTGGTGTAGGTGTTCCGTCTTGCACTGTGTATCCGTTGAATCTTCCGTATATCAATGGTGCGTGTGCTGAATCTTCTATGGTTTGGTTATTTCCTGTTACGGATGATACGGTTTTTTGGTCGGATAAATTACTGTTTAATCATTAAATATTTGATATTATTTATGCATTGTTGTATAATTCAACCATTAAAGTAATCAGAGGTGCAATATCATGAAAAATGTATACGGATATCATCTGCCGAACGGAGATTTGCTTATATACGGAGATAATTTAGAAACGTGCATTCCATATATTGATAATGTGGTTGATAGTGTGGAAGATATATGTGAGTATTGTTCTCAACATAATCTTCGTATCCTCCACAAAACACATTTTTCCATTAGAGGATTGATAGAGTATATTCGTGTTTCCAGACTGACTAAGAAATATTCTGTAAGGGGAACGTGGAAAGAAATGAATGAATTTGCAAAATAATTTGGGGAGAGTGCTTCTCCCCGAATATTCAAATATCAATAAACTGTGTATAATCAAGTTTTAGTTGGTCTTTGCTAATATCACAATATATCATAGTGGTTTCAATCTTATCATGACCCATAAGCTTTGATAGCGTAGCAATAGGCATTTTATTTTTGATTGCTCTTGTAGCATATGTTCTTCTAAACTTGTGTGGATATGAGTGAATATTCAACTCATGTCCGATGTTCCGTATTATGGTTTCTATGGACGCAACTTTTAATCTGGTATTATTTTTTCTGCGAGATACAAATAATGCATTGTTATTGTCGTTTCTTGATTGCAAATATTTCTCTAAGTACATTGCTGTTATTTCGTTAAAATATACAATTCGTTCTTTGTTCCCTTTTCCACGCACCTTGATTGATTTGTCGAGCCAATTTATATCTTCACAATTCATTATCTCTATTTCTCCAACACGACACCCAGTTGACAGTAATAATTCAATCAAGGCACGATCACGAATGTTTTTTACATTGTCTCGCATTTTTTCAATCTCACAATTGGTAAAAGCTTTTCTTTCACTTTTTGGACACTTAAGTGATTTTATGTTCCTGGTAGGTGATTTCTGGATATATCCCTCATCATCCATCCAATTAAAGAATGAAGAAATGTACCTTTTGGAATTGCAAACAGTAGTCATGTTGCATTTGTTCTTTATCTGTAAATCTGCCAGATAAGACATAATGTCATCTTTTGTAATATCTTTTACATCTTTCTGGCAATGCTGCAAAAATCTGTTATTCTCACGGACATACTGCTCCAATGTTTTGTCGGAGCGACCTTCAAACTTCTTTGTCGCTATGAATTTCTTGAGAAGTGCATAATTATCATTGCCGCACACAATTTCGTGACTATCTTCCTCTATTTTGTACTTACTAAGTATTATCCATAGAGAATTTTTCAAATCACTTCCGTTTTCCACCATCATTAATATGCTACTGATTATTTCTTCTGTTTTTACCATAAAAATACCTCCTAAGTAAGTAAATAAAATGCCGATTATTACCAATTTTTATAAAATATATTATGCTTGACACGAACATTTGTTCTGATTATAATATTATTATACTAATGAAACGGGAGGGATAAACACATGGAGGAAGATTACAAGGAACGAATTATTGAGATGATAAGTAAAGTTGATAGTAAATCTGCATTAAGATACATATATGCAGTTATATCAACATATTTGAAAAGCAGGGGTATTTAACCCCTGCCGCTTCTGTTAAGTGAAGAAATTATTTGACGTATAGCCTTTTTGTCATCATCTGCTAAATTCTTATAATCCTCTATCATATCTAATATATCTGGTTCATTCATCAAATTTCCAATTATGTTTCCGTATTCTTCATCTGATTTTGTTCCCATTAGATAACTCGGATTAATGTCTAATGCTCCACATAATAATTCTATCGTGTCCATATCTGGTTTGGATTTATCATTTTCCCAATCACTAACAGAATTATGTTTTGCACCTATTAATTTCGCAAGACTTTCTTGTGTCATTTTCTTCGACTTTCTTGCACTCTTTAGTTTTTCTCCAAAGGTCATTCGTCATATCCTCCTTTCTTCATAAATAATAATACAATAAAAATTTCGGCAAGTCAATAAAAATATTTCGGAATTACCGAAAAAACTTCTTGACATTCGGTTAAACCGAAGTTATAATTCAATTATTCGGTGGTGCCGAAGATTTGAAAGAAAGGAGATGTAATTATGTGTGTAGGTCAGAAGATTAAATTGTACTTAGAAGATAACGGAATTACACAGACATTTGTTGCTAATAAGACAGGTATTCCAGTTCAGAAGTTAAATCTTTCTCTTAACGGAAACAGAAGATTAGATTTCGGAGAGTACGAACTTATTTGTGGTGCGTTATCCGTAAATACTGATAAGTTTCTGGAACCAAAGAAGCCCAAAGAACAAGAAGAAACAGTTGTTTAATGTTATTTGTTGGAAAATGTCGGAATTTTGGGTTTGAATGTGTGACATAATATTCAGACCTATTGATACAATAGAAAAGTGATGGCGGCGGTTAATAAATAACTTATTTCAAATTAGCGTTTGTATATCTCCAAAGAGCGACCTTTGGTGCTGTCTTAAGTGTATTATATACCGTCTGGCAGTTTTTTCTTTAGCATAGTTTCTATGTCTTTCATAATGGAGTATGAAAGATAGATATAAAAATAAAGAGTCGGAAAATCATATCCGCTCGCATATTTACCTATCAAAGATACTATTGCTATGATAACGTCCATAACATTCTCCTTTCGGTTGAATGTCCGCCATCACTATTTTATTGTATCAATAAAAACAAAATACGACAACAGACATTTTCCAACTATCTAAATGGTAGTTGGATTTTTTTATTTAGGAAAGGAGCAGAAATGAACGATTTACAGATTTTTAATTCAGAAGAATTTGGAGAAATCCGAACAACAGAGATTGATGGGAAACCATATTTTGTAGCAAGCGATGTAGCAAATGCATTAGGATATACAAATCCTAGAAAGGCAGTTATAGACCATTGCAAGGGAGTAACGAAACGTGACACCCCTACATCTAGTGGAGTACAGTCAATGTCATACATAGGAGAGGGAGATATGTACCGGTTGATTATGAAGTCAAAATTGCCGAGTGCGGAGAAATTCGAAAGCTGGGTAATGGATGAAGTTCTTCCGTCAATCCGCAAGACCGGTTCTTATGGAAAACCAATGTCAACAGGAGAGCAAATTCAGTTATTAGCACAAGGCAATGTTGAATTGAATGAGCGAGTTGACAATGTGGAGATCAAAATCCAATCACTAGAGGATGATATGCCTTTGTACGGATGTGAGATTGACGAAATCCAAAAGCATATCAGAAGAAAAGGTATCAGTGTACTGCACGGAAAAGACAGTCCGGCATACAAAGACGGAAGTGTTAGAGGCTCTGTTTATGCGGATATGTATGGACAGTTGAAGCGTGAATACGGATGCGTTTCTTCCTATAAGAGTATCAAACGTAAGTACATAGCAGATGTGCATGATTTTATTGATTGCTATACGGTTCCTAGAGTTTTGGAAGAGCAGATTAACGAATTGATAAAAGGAGAATGAGAATGAAACTAAAGAATATTTGCATTATGGCAACGCTCATATCATTTGGTGTATGCAGCTTAGTATCAGCCACACCGAATGAAAAGAAGAATATTAAAGAAAGTCCAAAAGCTATCAGTGGTTCAAGCGAAGTAAAAATCGTATTTATCGGAAATGAGGAAACCGAAGTTACAAAAGATGAATACAATCTTCTTCTTCGTGTCTGCATGAGTGAGTGTGGCGGTAAGTATGGAGAGCCGTTAGATGGAAAGATAGCGGTGGTGGAAACCATTCTTAACCGGTCAAAGATTTATGGAAAGACGATTGAAGAGGTTATTTATGAGCCACATCAATATAGTTTGGCTGACAACGGAGAACCGGATGAAACAGTGGAAGAAGCAGTGGACGTTGCACTTAGAGAAAATATCTATCCGGATAACATGATTTATTTCAGAACCGGTAACTATCACAGTTTCGGCACACCATATCAGCAGATTGGAAATCACTATTTCAGCTTAAAAGGGGATGATTAGAGATGTATATATCACCATTTGTGTGTGGAATACTTGCAACGGTTTTGGTTGAAGTAATCGCACTCATTATTTACGGAATCTATATCAGTGGAAAGGATAAGTGATGAAGCAGGATAAAAAGTTAAAGAGAGATTATAAGTTGGCGGCATCCGCTTATGGATTAAACGCAAATGACTATATGCTACGAAAAGATGGAGATACATACATAACTATAGTCCATAAGCAGACAGGAAAGACAAAGATTATTGATAAATATGCAAGAAAGAGAGGATAG